TATCTGTAAACAGCATCACCAAGGATTGAATTGCTATTTTCGTAAAGCTCATTGATTAAATTACTCATATCTGCCCCATATCTTCCACAGAGACTTCACCATTTTTCTTGATAACGGTTAGGTCAATGTGGCCACCACCAATTACCGTTTTACCTTTGTGGGCCTTTTTCTCTGCCTGAAATACTCTTCTAAGACCTTTAGCCATATCCTGTTTAGTCCTTGGCTTTTTGCCCATTTTCTTGATAGGATCTTTTTTCAAAAAGAATATAAAATCAGGCTTGTATATCTCTTGGAGTTCATAGCCTTGATATGACCAAACAGAAGCAACTCCCATTGCCCTATGCTGTGGAGAATAGCCTACCAAAAATGCGTCAACTGAAAGTGCAGTCCACATTTCATCGGATTGAGTTACCCAGTTGATAAAGGTATCAACATTCATGCCTTTTGGTATGTCGCCTTCACTTAACTCTAAGCAATAGTCTCTCACAGCATTGCACATAACCAGGGGCAACTTGTCCCTGGCTTCATCAAAGGTCTGGACATCTCCAAAAGCCTGCACTGCGAGTTCATATATCCTTCGACTACCTCGACCAATTAAAACACATCCGGCATCAGGCAGCTTGTGCGGCTTGTAGTGGTCTATCGTCCTGCCATCTGGAGTCGTTGCTATCCTGTCGGTCAGTATCCAGGCATCTTCCCTGTTCGTCCTTATCGCAAATTGAGTCATTATTCCAGTCCTCTAGGCTATTTTCCAGTTTGGCATAAAGCTGTGTTGCAAATTCATCCTGAATATTTTCAAGAGCATGTGTCCACAATTCGTCAATTTCGGATGTTGTTTTCTCAGCTTCTTTGATTGCCTTGTCTGTGGTGCTCTCTCTGATCCTGGCTTTTTCTTTCTGCACCCATCTCTGGACTTTTAGCTCATCATAGCCCATGTCTTTGGCAATTTTACGCATTTCGTCTGCACGTTGCTCTAATCTCCACAGTTCATAATCCTTATCGCCCAACATGGCTTGCATGTAGTCGTTTTCATACCAGCTATCCCAAGTCTGTTGCTTGGCTTTGAGTTCATCCAGCACTTTGTTCAAGTGCTCCAGAGATAAGGCATTCTCTTCATTGGCCTCTGTATTGGCTTGTGTGGCCTCTGTGTTGCCTTCAAAAGTCCTTGTGCCTGCCTGTAATGCCTCTTCAAAAGCTTTAAGCTGTTGCTCAGTGGCTTTTTCTTCTTTCCGTAGCTCTTTCAGGTAATCTCTTGCTTCGGAAAGCTTACTACCCCATGCACCTGAAATCTTGCCACCTTCCCGCATCTTTTCTTCATATTTTTCAATGCTTTCTTCTGTGGCCTCAATCTCTTTTCTTAAGCCTTCCAAGGACATAAGCTGTATGGGCATAAGCTTATCCATTACATTGCTGATATTGGTAGCCCATTGCCCGAAAGATTCAGCAATGGATACAATGTGTGGAGTAAGGGTAATCAATGCTCTGGTCAGGTTTGTCTTAAGTATCCGAAAAGTGGTATCAAGTGCTCTGTTGGCTTCAACTGCTGAATCCACAAGGTTACTATCCATTACAAGGCCAAGCTTTTCGGCCTCTTTGGTCAACTCTGCAACTGATTTGCTGCCATCATTTATCATTGCCACAAATTGCTCACCACCACTTCCTCCGAATAACTCATCTGCAATGCGGATTTGTGCAGCCTTGTCTAAGCCTTGCATACGCTTTATCACGTCATTAAGTAATGCCGGGGTATCATTGAGCTGTTTGTTCAGCTCTTTCTGAGAGTAACCTAATCTTTCAAAAGCTTCTGCTGCTGGTCCTGCACCTGTGACAACCCATTCATCAGCTCTTAAGTTCAATTCTTTCAGGCCGTCAATTAAGGCATCTTGTGTAATAGTGTATTGTGTGGCCACATGCTGTAGCTTCTGATAGCTTTCCACAGTCATATTTGCCTGGGCAGCACTTTGTTTAAGCTGTGCAGTTGTCTCTAAAAGCTGTTTACCCATATAGGCAATTCCTGCTACTGCTGCCCCACCTGCTGCAATTCCAGCCATTGCCCCTGATAGCCTAGAGAATCCAGAGGCTGCACGTTTGCTGGTATCATTGAGCTTATTAAGTTCACGTCTGCTCTGTGAAATTTCATGCTGGAGTTTATTAAACTGCTCATCAGGTATGTAACCTTTTAACTTGCGTAAGGCAGTTTCAGTTGATCCAAGCTCTTTGCGGTAAAGCCTCATATCCTCTTTATCGAAGGCTTGCACATTGGCTTGCTTTAACTGCTTAAGGTCTGTTTCTACCTTGCTTGCATTTTTACGGATATTGTTCCAATATTCCTGAGCTTTGGCATCAGCAGCTTGATAAGACTCGGCCACCCGTTGCATTTGCTTTTGGTGGCTTTGCATGGCCCTACTGGTAGCACTTTGCTTAGTACCACCAAAGATACCATCTGTGGCCTTTGCTGTTGACTTGGCCTTACGTTCAATTTTATCCAAGTCTGTTACAACATTCTTGGCCCCTTCTAGGCTTATTTGTAATTGTGCTAAGTCGGCCATTATATCTGTACCTCAAATATGCTATCACTTACATCTTTTTTAATGTGGATAATTGTTTTTTCGCTGCCATCAATGATTAGCATGTCATCTGTTTTTAATTCCACAGGTAGGTCATCAACCAAGAAAGAGACTTTTTTATCATGTGCATTGATAGAGTTAGACTGTAATTCAACCCTTGTAAAATGCGTTACAATGGCCTTTACTGGATGTTCTGACCATTCTGTGACAGAGCTTCCAGTTGATGGGTCAAAATATTCGGATTCTTTGTGCTTGACCACAATATCCTTTCGTAAGTCTCCTAAAGACTTGAAAGCCTTTTTAGCTGTATTCTGTACGCTTTTCTTCATCTTGTGACCTTTATTGTGGCCCTATCTCCAAGTCTCTGGCCCAGGTGCGCTATAAGAATCCACACTCGGTCAGGAATGACAGTGCTGGACTTGCTTAAATTGACGGACAAGGATAAAAGGTCAATTTGGCTTATGTTGGCTGGACTTACTTGCAACAAGTCATGGTCAAGCAAAGCAAGTGCAAGCTCTACTGTTGCAAACTTAAGGCATTGTGGTACTTCGTCCTTGTCAATCAAAAAGCCCTGTCTGTCCCTGACATACATTCGAGGCCATTCATTGTCCTGGTCAGAATCTGTCTTGACTCCATGCCATTGTACGTAGTTGTCTAGCATGTGAGTTGCAGCTTCTAGGTAAAGCTCTTTTTCTGCTTCACCTGCACTTGAGTCATCCGGCCAAGAATCAGAATATGGCCTTGTTGCAATATAATTGTCAGCTTCGGTAACTGTTATGTACATATTTTGTCCTAATACAAAATGACTGTTGCTGTTCCAGAAGTATAATCGCCTGTCTTAAATCCTAACCTGTAAAGCACATCTGGCCTTGGTTCATAGAAATATGACTCAAACTGTGCTGAAAATGTATCTACATCTTTCCAGGTTGAACCATCATCAAAGCTACGCTGCAAGGTCAATGTACCTTCAAATGTACCTTCAATAGACAAGTCACAGTTGCCATATACTTCTTTCGTGCCTGTCCAAGTATTTTCTGCGCTTAAGTCTGCTTTCCTCATAGCTGCACCTCTTTATTAAAGTGGCCCCGAAGGGCCACATATCAATTAGATAGTGAAGTTGTGCAGCATGGCAGCAGACTTCGGATGTGCAAGGATGAAAGAAACGATCCATTCCACGCTGATGATCTCATGCGGAAATTCCTTTCTGGACTCCATCTCAATTCCTCCACTTTGCAATCCTACGCACATGTCATTACCAAACTTGACAGCATACGCAGTATAAGCAGGGCTAGATGTGTTATCATTCAGCACAGGATTTCCGCTACTATCCTCTTCGCAAGCGACAAGTGGAACGCCTGCATACATAACCAAACGCTGCCCAAAGCTATTTGAGACTGTCTCAACTGCCTGATTTTCGCTTCTTACCAAGTTAGATACCTTGCGGACCATTGCAGGATCACAAAAGATGCAAGTAGGATTTTGACCTTTGATTGCATCAATAAGCTGATCCAACTCAGTCAAGGTCAAGGCATCACCACCACCATCAATTTTCTGTCCAGATCCAAGCCGATAGCCCAAACCATCAAAGCTATTTGGAGTCGCACTAGATCCAGCCTCATTAGAGGACAGAAAAGATGCATCAAAGTCCAGTGCAAGAGACTTAATCATCATTTGCACCTGCTCTGCACGCACATCATTTGTGTTTTGCGTTTTGGTCAGGTATCTGTCAATTTTTGTTTCGTTTCCGAAAGCTACTAAGGTTTCAGTGCTTTGACTCCAAGTGCCTTCTGCTTGGTCATAACTTCCATTGACTGCCCGAAAGTTAGCCCCAGGCAACGTGGCTTCTTGATTATACACATACGCATTGCTATTGATATTTTTGAAAGGCAAATACTTAAGTACCTGACTTTCTTCCTGGAAAATATCAATAACTCCAGACTTTACCGCATCTTTGATAAGCAACTGTTGCTGTGCAAGTGTCATTGCCATATTTTAATTCTCCTTATTTATTAAATCCATAAAGTAGTTTGTTATATGCATCCATATTAGATAGATCCACATCTTGATTGCTTGGCCCTGGAGTATTGCTATCAGGACCATCTGCCTTTACCGTATTGAACAGACCTTTCTTAGTTGCGTTTCTGATCCAGGCAATTTGTTGATCAGGTGCAAGGTCAGGAATCAAATCCTGCATGTCTTCTGGAATGTCTTGCTTAAGGTCTTCCACAAGGGATGACATTTGTTCAGACATGGCCTTGCGCTTTTGAATTTCCTGATCCAGCCTTGACTTTGGAATCATGTTTTCACTTTTTTCAGGAGTGCTAACCTGTTCTGTGGTCTGTTCTGTAGTCTCGACTGTTTCGGTAGTCTGTTCCGTATTTTCTGTAGTCATATTTTATTCTCCTTTTACGTCTGAGTTGACGAGTTTATTTTGATTAAATTTTTGTTTGGCCTGCTCTTCTGAAAGGTCAGGATCAAGCCGCATTATTATGTCAACTGGAGACATTGCACCCATTTCAATCATCTTGCCCCAAAAGTCGGCTTTTTCCTCTGCCTGAACTTGCGTAGGATCAAAGAAGTTGACCTTAAGTGTACTATCTCCAAACCTATTGCTTAAATTGTGATAATTCCAGACTGCTTTTATTGTTTCAAAAAGCTCCTTTTCGTAAATCTTAAACAGGTCAATGTCATTGTCTCGAATCTCTTGCAGCTCTTTGTTCTGGACAAGTAGAGCATAACCAGACTTACGTTCACTTGGCTTGCTGGATAAGTAAGATGCTGGCAAGCCTTCCGTAACTGCTAACTCTCTGATTAAGTAGTCAATGGAATCCACAACTGCCTTGATAGGACTGTTGGGAGACTCAAAAGAAAAATCAGCATATTGTGAGTCAGGCAAAGATATTGCCTGCCCTGGGCTGAACTCAATCAATTCATTTTTTGTGCCCTTAAGCACTGGCAAAGAAAAGCCTTGCAGTCTCAAAATGTAAATTAAGTCTGTCAACTTCTCATTTATAGCAAGCTGTGTGGAAACTAAGCTATCTCCTGGTTCAACCCAAAAATCATAAATGGGCAGGTCAGACCACACAGGGACAAAAGGCAAAAAGCCGTATGGGTTTGACTCCTGGCTTTTGACATTACCGCTAAAGTCTAGCCTTTCGATTTTGGCTGGAGTCCAGCGAACGTGCGTAAGCTCACTGACTTTTCCATCTGCCGGATAGTGCGTAATCGTTACACTCTTTAAGTCTCTAGGACTCTTGCCAGTTTCCACAGAACAAATATCCGGTGTGATTACATCCAGGTCAATCTTACCATTTCGCCAAACTACCTTAAGTAAGACAACTCCAGTAAGCTTACTCAAGCGGTTGGCTTGTCGCATTCTCAGACCTAATGCGCTTTGCTCTTGTATCTGCTGATACAGCTTTGTGTCCTTTTCTGAACTGCAAGTGCGTTTTGCATCTTTTATATAAACTGCTGATTTGGCATTTATGATCTTCTTGACCACATTCAAAGAAGTCGGTGAAAACTTAGTTATATCACTAAAATGTTCCTCAAGCCTTTCTTCTATATAAGGTATCTGATTTCCTTCATAAAGCTGAATGCGTTTCTGTGCATCCATGCGTCTTGAAGACTCATCTTGAAGTTGATTTAGTGCAAAAGTATAATCTAGCATAGCTTTCCTTTTAAGTGTTTGCTTATCTACTTAATATAATCATTTTTAGTTAACTTGTCAAGACCCTGATATTAAAGGGCATTATAAGTCTTAATGCCTTTTACTTTGACTAGCCTTTGGAAAAATTGCTGTATGGTTAACTCAGATTCAGGAGTAGCCTTCATATAACTGTTATACATGGATTGTACTTGTTTGTACGCTGCACAAGTATTTGCACAATTTAAGATCATTTCTCCATTTCTTAGGAAACAATGTCTGGCATGTCTTGACTTAGAATTGCAGACGATATCAGATAATTCATAAATGACCGTTTCTTCTTTTCTAAGGCTATAAACTGCCCACAAAAGGCTGAATATCCGGTCATCTTTCTTCTTCCTCGAACCAAACACAAGGTTTCCATTTTTGTTGTATTCATAATTAAAGCCTTCCATCTCTTTATATAAGTCTGTCAGGTCTTTTGGAAAGAAAAGCCTGTTCTCTCTAACCAGGGAAACAAGATCCTGAAAAGCCGACAACTTCAAGGTATTGGTTACGTGTATTACTTCGTTTGGTATACCTTGTTCTGTGGCCCAGACTGCAAGGTCTTGTGAGTTATATGACTCAAAAGAGACATTTTTCAGGCCATATTGTGCATTGTCTTCAATGATTTCCTTCTTGATAGCTTTTCCCAGGCCCGCAAGGATCTTTTGTTGATTCAAGACATAATAAACAGGCTCAGACGACTCAGGATCACTTGTACGGGCCACAGTAGTCCATATTGTACTATCTCCATGTGCTGAAAGCATATAAGCTCTATCTAAGCCACCACCACAGACATATTTCCGGCCATCAATAAGCTTTTCAAAGTCATCCTTGCTTATTTTATTCTTGTATCTAGCCTTGCAATTTTTTAGATGTTGGGCAGGAAATAGCCTATTACTGGCTTCTGATCTTTTATTTAAATGCTGTGATGCAAATTCAGCAGGTAGCAGTTGCTTATTCATGGTTTTAAGCCAAGGCCGACTTATCCATGCAGGAGACTTTTCTAGTGCTTCTT